GGCTAGTCCCAGTGCTGGTCCTGCGATTGCTCCGACTACTGAACCCATTATAGACTCCTACTATATATGTGATACATCTTTTTATCCTGACCTAATAAAGGTTGTTTAAATTCAAAACCAATTGTTCTTGCAAACTTTGCTAACTTAGTATTATCTTCATGAACCATTGCCACCAACGGAACATCTGTTAAATACTGAAGTAAATGTAAATCACCTAAATACTTTACTTTTACTTGTGGTGTCCATTTACGTACATCTGTGTGAAACCAAAGTAATCCATCGTGTAACTCCAACAACATTGTGTAGTCTTCACGAATGACTACTGGGACTTTAACCAATTAACGAAGTTCCCACCAGAGACGTAAAGGACCGTTACCACAACGATATGTAGCACCTGCTGGAATAATAATCATTCCTGAGCTGTAACCAACTTGACCAGCACCGCCGTTAACGTCATACCAATGACGAATAACTAATGTATCGTTAATATAAACATAGATACCATTTGTTTGATTACCTACTTGCATAATTACAGCAATAGGTTTTCCATAAGTATTTGTATAGTTAGTGTCAATAGAACGAGAACCTGTTACATCTTGCCATGTCTCTCCATTAAGACCTAAACCAGCAACTACAGCAGGAGCTGCAGAAGTCCAGTTTGTGCCGTCTGACTTAAGTACATTACCTGAAGTACCCGGAGCTACTGAGTTAATACCACTTGTTCCAGCACCGATAAGAACTGCTTTATCAGTTAAAGTACTACGACCTGTACCACCATCAGCAACAGCTAAGTCAGTAATACCGACAATAACACCACCGGTAATATCTACTGCACTCTTAGCTTGTGTAGACATATTGCCTAAACCTAGTGTATCAATAGCTGATTTAACAAAAGCTGTGTTAGCAATCTGAGTTGTATTAGAACCTGAAGTTGCTGTAGGGGATGTCGGTGTACCTAATAAAGAAGGACTAGAGATGTCCGCTTTAGAAGCAATAGCAGAAGAGATAGCTGTAAACTCAGTATCTAATTCAGTACCTTTAACAATCTTACCAGCGTTACCAGTAGGAAGAGTATCCTTAGTGGTGAAATTAGTTGACTTTGAATAATCAGACATTATAAATTCTTTCCTGTTTTAATAGCTACGTCTACTTTTTGAACAGACAACGGAGATCCGTCAATATCTGATTCAAATCCAATTTGTAATACTCGTCCAGATCCTGAAGCATTAAACTTCAATGTGTCAAGAGCAATACCGTTAGCATATTCTGCAATACCATATTCAGCAGTACCATACTCAGCTACTGCAATAGGGTCTAACACAATCGTGCTACTATTATAGTTATTAGTGTAATCAAAGCCCCACTTAATAGAAATAACTTGACTACCTCCGCCAATCACAACTAAACCTAGCTTCTTAAGAATCTTAATAGCAGTTGGTTGTTCAAAGTCAAAGTAGTTAGTATAGTAAGACCAACGATACACAGCTCCGTTATCTTGGTATCCAGTATAGTTACCAATATATCCACGTTGTCCTACATATAGTTTTCTATCTTCTGTTACATGAAACGCTGTAGGATTGATGTTCTTCCAGATAGTTGTTCTAGCTGCACCATTCTCTAACGTACCACGAGTATCAAAGCAATAGGTAAAACCTACTGAAGGTAACGACAGTAAGTAAAATGCATCAGGAGCAAAGTAAACTGCTTTAATATTCTTTAGAGTTTCTGTAGATACGTTAGCAATAAGATCATCACGTACATTCTTAGATACATCACGTAACGGCATTGACTTTTCTTGAATCAAACGACCAAGAGACTGTACACCTGTCTCAGATAAGAACATGATGTCTGAACCAAATACAGATACTACTGAGTCACGAGCAATACAACCAACACCTTTAATAACATCTTGTAATGTCATTGTTGCTGGATCTTTTGGATTAGCATAGACTAAGATACTACGGTTACAGAAGATGATTAAGAAGCCGTTATGTGCTGCTAAAGCTGTAATACCATCACCAGTAGGGATAACTGTACTGATGTCTAAATAACCAGAAGTACCTGTAGTAAAATTAGCTGGATTCTGTAAATCACTAAAGTAAACAGTTTGAGTATCACCAGCAATATTAGCAGTCCATAGCCTACCATAAGCTGTCATGGCACAGTTAGGTGTAAAACTAGTTACAGAATATCCTGTCGGTAGTGTTGCAATATCACCTAGTCTTTGAAAACCATAAGAACCTGTGTGATTATGTTTTGGACCTGAATCAACTAGAGTTAACACATTCCCTACACTGTAACCTGAACCTGACGTAGTAATACTTACACCTGTTATTGTTGTTCCACTTACAGTAGATACAGTAAAAGTTGCTCCACTTCCAGAACCACCAGTTACTGTAGCTACTTCACCTACATACCAGTTAGTTCCTCCGTTAGTTACAGTGATTCCTGTAATATGTCCTGATCCATTAACTGAGGTAACTGTTAAAGTAGCACCTGATCCTGATGTAGGTAATTTATGGTATACTAGTGTTGGATGTCCTGATTGAGCAAATATAGCATGAGCAGAAGTATTACCGCTATTATTATAAGGCATACTAGCAATCTGCCAGTTGTCATCGCTGATAGTGTAAGCAACTGTTCCTGAACCAGAAGAATTAATGACTGTGCCGTTAATTGCAGCAGTTAATGTAGTAGTGCCTGTATATACTTTATTACCGGCAGCACTGAACACTACGTTACCATCAGACTTAACAAATTCAAATACTGTTCTTACTGCTGGAGTAGAACTGATAGCCGTTGTATTTACTTTCGTCCAGCCCTTACGAGCACCGATACGACCATATTTATCAATAACACAGTTAAATGCTTCTAATGCATAGCCACTTGTGAGCTGCACTGAAGCATCTTGAATATCTAGTCCGGAGAATCCCGGAGCTTGAATTGAGCCAGTTAGTAACTGTTCAGCCATTAGTTAGTCCACTCAGCTTCTTCAAGGTAACGTCCACTCTCAAGCGAGATAGCGTCGCTCAAAGAAGCTTTATACATTGCATAGGCTTCATTAGAAGCAATACCGCCATCTTCACCACGTTCACCCATTGCACGAGCTAAAGCATTAAATATTACAGGTTCTGACGGAATCAAAAGCTGATCTGAGTTAGCTGAGAGAGGTACTTGTGGTTTAATTACGTTAAAACGAATATTATAAACACCATTAGGGATAGGATATAAGTCTACTTGGGTATCACCGTTAGAGTTTGTACCGTTAAAGTTATAGTATCTTGGCTGGTCTTTCTGAGCTGTTTGTGTTAAAAACAATAAGTTCATTTGCTCAGTTGTTTGTGGTTCCAGAAAATAGTCATTGGTGTCGTTAATAACATCGATTACACGGAAACGTTGACCAGAACCAACTAATACGTAGTTAAATACGTCTGCACCGGTTACGGCAGATAAAGTATCTGATAATGCATTCCAGTTATAAGCATCTTCGCATTGACGCTTAGCATCATTTACAAATTTACCAATAAGTTTTGAATAGTTATTATCAGACACAGAAGAGACCTCGTTCTCACGAAGTCTAATTAGTACATCATTTACTAATTGTAAGTAGGTAGGGGATGCCATGGTGTCCTTATTTTAACACATTTTGTAGAAAAAGTCAAGCTTTAGCTGAACTTTCTTGTGCCTGTCTTATCGATAATCAAGGCTTGGTTTCTTGGTGGTATAGAGAAGCTGTTAGGAACGCTTATATGAGTCCATGCATTGAATTCTCTAATGATCTGATCGTACCCTATATCCGAAGCCATAATAGCTCTTACAACCTCATCTGGAGTCATTCCGGGTACTCGGATATCAGCAGCACAACCTAGACGATGCTGACTAGTATCTTTAGAACCTACAGCATCATTAACCTGTTTAGACCTAAAAGCAGAATTAATCATAATAGGTTTACCACCTAATACTTCTTTAACTCTTTCTAACAGAGTAGCTAAACGACCTAGATTCTCACGTTCCTGCTCATTAGGAGTGTTGTCAAACTGACGGTGATCTGTATGAGTTAACTCTTCTAGAGTAAAATGTTCACTTACTTGCATCTTTTTCCTTAGCTTTCATGTCCATAATCTTCTCTAATGTACGACCACCGAAGTAGAAAGACATAATCAACATACCCCATTGTCCTAATAACTGGACATATTCTGAGTTAACATCAATCTTAGCTGCAGATAAACCAGCAAAGATGAAGTAACCAGAAAGGATAGCCATTAGTGTCATAGGACGAATATTCTTAGATAACCAACTATCGCTAGTCATGTCTGCTTCTAAACGCTTAGTCAGTTCTTGTTGCTCACTTACATCAGCATTTAACTGAGCTAATTGACCATTCTGTTGCATCTCAAGCAATTTGAGCTTCGCTTCTTCTGCCTGTTTTGCATCAGGAAAGAAGTGGTCAATGAGTTTATTACCGATACCAAGTATTGCGTCTAATGGAAACATAATCTACCTTTAAATTTTATAACCCCAAGTTAAATACCAAGCAATAACTGCAGCAAATGCAAAGCAATAAAACTGTACTCGTCTAACAGCTTTCATGTCATGCTGATATTGTTCTTTATTTTCTTGTTCCATTTTCTCTATATCTAGTTTAATCTTAAGGAGTACTTCCCATTCTTTAGCACCATGCTTTTTAATAAAATCTATTTTTAACTTTGCTTCATGGTCACTAATTTGTTTCTTTTTATTCCAATCTTCTAATGCTCTAATCAAAGCTGTTTGCTTCTTAAACTCTGCTTCTCTAGCTGCTCTACGTCGTTCTGTGGCTTGACGCTGTGCTACATCTGCTGCGTCTTGTTGTATCCCTTCAATGCTTTTAGATAGCTTGTTAGCAGCCTCTCGACCGCTATCAAGACTACTACTAAAGGCTTTGACTCCTTC